CACGCTCCACTCCTGCCAATAGCAGTCAATTGCGCTCTGTTAAATTGGCAATCATAGTTTTGCGAAGGATAGGTTGACGTTGAAAACGCTGTTACTTGAATTCCATTTATGTACAGCTTTACTCGATTGGTATCTGTTGATTGAGTCGTGTCGACTGCTACAAGCAAATGAAACCAAGCTGAAAAATCTCTAAATACTTGGCTTGTTGTCAGTTGGAAATTTACGCCCGGACCATAATCCTGTAAAACAAGTGTGTCGGTGGACTGGAACCATAACGCCAAACCGTTTGAGGCTCCACTGTCCCATTCGCCAAATACAGCTTGCGTAAAACCTGACGCACTCCGCTTTACCCACCCCGCCCAAGTCCACGTCTTGCGGTTGCCGGCTGATGCGGGGGTGCGGTTGAGATACGCCGAATCGGCTGAGTTGAACCTCAGGCTGCGTTCAATCTCATAACCACCACCAGCTACCTGTCCACTAGAACCTGCTAATATATTATTAAAGACTGCCATAATCAGTAATTCCCAGTCCAGACAACTTGGATCTCACCGCTAGCACGAATCACATAGTCCACACGATCGGTCTTAGAGTTAGTGGCAGTGATGGTTGGCGGTGTACCACCAGAGAAGAGATAAGCAGCAGCCCAACCACCAACGGTGTAAGGACCACCACTTGCGGGTTGAGCAATAAAGATAGAACCAGACTGACCAGCCGTAGCGTTAGATGCAGTAATGCTAGTAAGATTCTCGCTTAGTTCAATGTAGAAGTTATTAGAGGCGTCAAAGTCAATCGCCAAGACACCAGTAGTACTGAAAAGCTCAGTGATTTCACCGCGTTGTCCAGCAGTAAAGGTCTGGGTAGCGTCAGTAACAGCGGTATCAGGGTCAATAGTTGCTTGAGTAGAAACAAGACTACCGCTTTCTTTTACATAAAGTTTATCTTCATCGGTAGCATATACAATCTCACCTTCTTGAATATCAGCAATAGAAGAGTTAAGATTGGAGTAAGTACCCCGTGCAATACGAATAGGAGTACGAGTACTAGGTGTTGGCATCAGAAGGAACCTCCGTCAAGGGTTTGAGTAGTAGAAATAGTGCTAGAGCCATTATCAAAGTTACCACCATCGGTAACAAGAACGCCGACATCATCTGTCCAGCTAAGATTACCAGAGCCATCAGTGGTTAGTTTTTGTCCAGTTGTACCATCTGCACCAGGTAGGTAGTAACTTACTAATCCTGCCATACTTGTTGCCGCCCTAAAGACAACACCAATACCTGAAGGATTTACAATAGATACAAGATTAACACCAACACTATCAGCTGTTAAGACACTACTAACATTAACTGCTCCGGAGGAATCAATAGTTAGAGCAGCAGTACCGTTTGTAGTAAGACCTAGTTCATTAGCACCAGGGCTGAAGATACCTGTATCAGCATCACCAGTGAACCTCAGTGAAGGGCTAGCAGCACTACCACCAGCAAGGATAATGTTATTACTATTAGCATCCAAGTCTCCACCAAGTTGAGGTGAAGGGTCATCTACTACGTTAGTAACGGTAGCACCAGCTGCAATAGTAATAGCACCAGAACGTTGATCAACTTCAAGAGGACCAACAGTAAACTTACCGTTGTGATCAGTAATAGCAGTCCAGATTTTACCGTTATTCAGTTCAATAACTTGTGCGGTATCATCAGGTACACCGCCATTCTCAGGCAATGCGGAGTAGTCAGTACCACTACCCACATACTCCATTGTATGACCGCTAGAAGCAATCATTGAACGGAGATAGAAGGAGACACTAGCACCAGTCAACACTGCTCCATCAAGTCCAAGGTTCTCAGACTTGTTAGCAGGATTAGGACGGCTAATTGTTACATCCCATCCAGCACCATTAGGTGTAGAGCTAATAACAGGGTAGATATTACCACCAATCTCCACCAGCATGTTGCTTTGGGGACGGGTAGCAGTACCGTGCCAAGAAGCATCAGCAACCGGAGCATCAATGGTAAAGGTAGTATCTAGATCAGCAGCATCAGCAGTTGTAGTCGCTGTAAAGATAGCTGAGGTAGATTTACCATCAGCAATCAATGAATAACGACCAAAGTCAGTGGTAGAAGCAGCAAGGTTAGCTTGTCCACCATTCAGACACTTGATATGATAATGACAGAAGAATGCATAGCTAGAAGTGGCTTGACAATAGCCATTATTGGTAACAAAGATACCAGGACCATCAAGACCAACATGGGTGTAGCTATCACACACCATAGAACGTAGTGGAGAGGTGCTGCTAACGGTTGAACCGTCAATCAACAAACCACCACCAGTTACAGCAGAATCAGTGTCACCAGCAGCACCACCAGCAGGGCGGTGAGCATTCAGATCACTGTTATCAATCTCACTATCAGAGAAGTTAGTACAATTCTGAATATAAGGAGATTTGATAATAGTTGCTCCACTGTAGAAAGCAACGTTCCATCCTTGGTTAGTAGGAAGACCATACGTAGGATTAGTATCAAGGGCATTACCACCACGGGCACCACTTGCTTTAACACCAGTAAAGGTCAGGTTTTGAAGGAAGGAACCACTATTTACTTCAAACAGAGTATTCTCTTCAGTTGCTACAGTAGGATGGATAATGCAGCTACGAAGGGCTTGTCCAATAACAGAGACATCCCGACGTTTGATTTGAATAGGTGCAGCTTCTTGGTAAATACCAGGAGCCACAATAACGACTTGTCCATCACCAGTACCTTCCACAGTGATCTGAAGACCAGAACCACTGCCACCAAGATCAGCATTATTGGCAGACAGTACATCCCCAATCGCGTAACTAGATTCAAGGACAGAAGGGTTAGAGATAGTGATAGCAGTAACAACACCACTAGCATTTACAGTAATATTAGCACGTACACCAGTACCTGTACCACCAGTCAAAAGAACAGTAGAATAAGCACCTTCTACATATCCACTACCACCATTAGTAAGGGTAGCTTCAATCTCAGAGTTAATCTGTTCAATAGCTGCTTTAATAGTTCTCTTAGGACGGCTAATACGGTGACCATCATTAGCGTTATCACCGTTAACAGCGTCAACATAGACAACAGTAGTTTGACTGGTAAACGTACCACCAGAGCTTACACCAAGCCAAGCAGCACCATCCCAAACAGAAAGAGTCTTATCTGGGTCATTCTGCAACCACGTCTTACCTACTTCCCAATCAGAACCTGAAGGAGTAGTAGTTTGAACAAAGGTATCGAAACGCCGTGCTGATGCAAGAGCAGTGAACAGGTTATTGTCGGTAGCAGAAGTACCAGCATCTTGTTCTGCTGCAGTAATGATTTGACTTGCTTTAATGCGATCAAGATCTATACTACTAGCACCAAGACCGAACTCTGTACCACCATATGATTTATTGAGAGTAACACCTGTACCATCAGTGGTAAGACCAACCTGATTGTAAGTATCAAGTAGAGCGATTATTTTATCCTCAATTGCCTGTGCAGAAGCAATCTTAGTATCAGTGTATTCCCAAGCTTCTGTAGAAGTGATAAGATCCTCGTCCTTAATACGGTCTAAATCAACCGAACCTTCACCGATACCAACAACAATTTGTCCTCCACTAGGGGAGTTATCAGTAATGGTAATTCCATCAGACCCATCAATATCAAGAGTCAGAGCACTATCAATTTTCGTATCAATACGCTGATCAATGGACTCAGTAGTAGCGATTTTTGTGTCATCGCTTACCCAAGTGTCAGCAGAATAAACAGTGTTATCAAAACGATCCCAATAGTTATCTAGCAGATACTGGTAAACATCATCGCTAATGCCTTGGCAGTTAGCCTCTTGAATAGCATAACGAAGTTGTTCAAAGTTCTTGTTAAGGTCATCTGAACGAATAGCAGAGCCAGGATTAAACAATGCACGAATATCATCAATATTAGTGACACGTCGAATCCTGACATTATCTACTGCTGTTTCACCAGGGTCAACAGGTACTGCAGGGGCAGGTGGAGCAGTACTTGTAAACTCAACAATGGTGGGGTTAGCGTCAGTAACTTGCCAAGGGTAAGTAGCATCTGCTTGTGCTATTACGTCCCATTCTTTAGTTGTAGCATTCCAAAAGGAAACTTGTATTTCAGATTTAAAGATATATGGGAAATCAAAAGAAAACTGAGTCTTCGATCCATTTCCTGCTTGAATTGTTTGTACGTCA